TTCGTGATTATATAAACAAAGCCAATATAGCCTTCTGGTATTTCGTCTATTATTTGATTTTGAAACGTCCATTGCACTCTTTAATTAGTTAAAGCTTCTTGCCTCTCATGCCTTTTCTGGATTCTCGTTGTGTCTTGCGTTTGTCTTGTATTTCTACTCGTAGTATTGATGCCTGTGTGCGTATTTCTGATAGCCATGATCTTGCCTTGATGCCTGCTTCGTCGGATTTTTTGTGATGAAATCGATCCTGCCATTTAAAGTATTCTTGAAAGGCATGGATCATGCGATCGTGTGCGTCTGAACTCATGCCACGATCTCTATATCATTAGAATAACTAGTAAATCCATTTTCCTTGATCACTTTCAGCACGTGATTAACTCTGCTGGTTAGGTCGTCTCTATGCGAAATCAAGAACACGTTCTTGTCACGTTCACGAGTCATGCGTTTCAACACAGCAATACTAGATTCAACACCACTAGCATCCATGCCTGAATCCACAAGTTCATCAATGAACAGCAAGTTGATACTGGTGTATAGGTTTTCCCATACATCACGGAATGCCCACGACAAAGATAAGATCAGTCTATTACGTTCACCACGGCTTAGATTGTCAAAATCTAGATCCTGCCCCAGCTGTGTGATAATCACAGTCAAGTCATTCTGAAATTCTACTGTGTGAGGCAATCCAATCTTGTCCAAATAGTAGGTCAAACGTTGATTCAAGAACGCAAGATTCTGATCTATTATTCGTTTGCGAACAAAACTATCTTTGTTGGTCAACAATTTATGCAAGAACTCTTGGTGGTCTTTAACACGCACCAACTCGTTGAGTCCGTTCCAATCTATTTCCTGTACGGCTGTTTCTTTAAGTTCAGTGATTTGATCATCATATGGATTTTCTTCAGCATTCTTGATAGTGATATCACGTTCTAGTCCGCCCAAGGTGTTTTTATGATTCAATGCTTGTTCGAGATTGTCATACACTACTGTAGGACACACACCTAGTTCACCTAGTTCAGCAAGAGCAGCGGTATGTTCGATATACTGTGAATTAGTTGCTAATGCCTGTAATGCCGCTTCTTGTAGATCTTTGCGTTTCTTTTCTAACAGTGCTACCTGTTTGTCGTCGTGAAAGCCCTGACCACAACTGTGACAGGTGTGATTTTCTAAACTGGCAATTTCGACTTTCAGTCGATCCATGTCCTTGACTTCACGAGCTTCATCTAGTTTACAACGATTGATCCAATTATTCAATTCGTTGATGGCTTTGCGCTTGGTATTATAGACGTCCAATGCTCGATGAGCCTCGATCTCTTGATCGATATCTATGTCCATGAGTTTTTCAATGGCCTTTGCTAGATTGGTCATTGAGGTTTCTTTTTGTTCTTCCCACATACGCTGTTTGCGTATCAGCGACTCAATGCTTTGTTGTATTCTTTCGTTGCTGGCTTTGACAGTTTCTATTCTTGTGTTTTCTGTCGCAATGCTGTCTTTGCTGATCTTAATTGCATCTTTGAGAGCTTCTGCTTTTTCTGACAGTATGGTAATACCCAGCAATTGTTCGATGATAGCACGTTGATCTGCTGCCTTCATACTCAAGAACGGTTCAGTGTAGGTGTTCAAGGCAATGAGATGTTTGAACATTTCGTGTTTCATACCAAACACTTCTTCAATGGCCTTTTGTGTTTCTCTGCTATCGCCTTGACTTTCGTCGAGGTCGCTGAGTTCCTGTTCCTGATCGTTGATGCTGAATCTCAACAGATTAGGTTTACGACCTCGCTCGATGTGATACTTAACACCATCTTTTTCAAATGTAACAGTACACAGCATGCCTTTGCTGTTGATCTTGTTGATCAGATTGTCACGCTTGATGTTAGTCAGTGCTTGACCATAGATGGCATAGCTGAGACCGTTGATGATAGTGGTTTTGCCTGTGCCATTACGAGCTCCGCTGTCGTCACCACCTAGGTCCAGGTTCTCGCCTAAGACCAAAGTAAGTTGTCCGCGATCGAAATCTATGGCCTGAGTCTGATTGCCCACGCTCATAAAGTTGCGTACTGTGAGATTGTTGATTTTAATCATAGTTCGTTATAGATGTCCAACAGTAGTTTTTTGTCATAGGTATCACTGTCTATGTTATTGATCTGATTCATCACAATAGTGTCAACAGATTCAAATGTGATGTCTATGGGATTAACTGCACTTTCTACTTCTACCTTTTCCGGAATCAGCATGAGTTCACGCAGTTTATACTGCGGCATAAACTGTTCTTTGATAAAGTTTGCTTCTTCAAAGGTAATAGGCAAGTCAATGGTCACACGACAATGCATCTTTTCACGCAGCAACTGGTCTGGAGTGTCAATGATCTGACTCAGTTTATAAGTTCTATATATAGGTTGATCAGGCCAAGAATGGTATTCAGGTTTGCCACCCCAATCCATGATCATCATGCCACGATCATCATCACCTGCATCTGCATAGTTGTGCGGGAAAGCATTGCCTATATAGACCACGTTGCCTTTTTGTTGTCGCTTGTGAAAGTGCCCAGTAAACACCAATTCTTGATTCTGAAAGTGTCCAGTCTGGAGTTGACCGTGATCGGGCATCTGCACCATGGCATTCATGTAAAAATGCGGCAGCTCAAGATGTCCGAATATGTATCTGCTTTTGAGTTGTTTTACCGTGGTCCATTCGTCTCCTATCAGCCAAGGCATGATAGTGACATTGCCTTCTGTGTGTAATTCACGTATAGGCACGATGTTAGGAAACAATCTCATAAACTCAACAGAGTTGATTTCACGTTTGTCTTTGTAGAACAGATCGTGATTGCCTAGAATAAAATAGACTTTTTCAAAACTCTGACTGAGTTTTTCCAAGTTTGACACAGTATAATTCATGGTACTCACGTCAGTGGTACTACGATTATGATGCCAATCGCCTAGGAATATGGCTGTTTCGCAGCCTTGTGCTTGGGCTGTGTCACAAAACCAAGACACAAAATTTTCACAGTCTTGATTGTGTGTACGACTTCCGGATTTTAATCCAAAGTGTATGTCAGTGAAGCATGCAACTTTCTTAAAAAGGTTCATAGATTAATTATAACAGAATGTAAATGTAAGGTCAAACTCATTCTAAACTATCTGTGATAGTGACCGGTCCGGGAGCGTTCTTACCACCATTGGCACTGTTTTGGCGTGTCCATGAAGGGTTCATTCCGTTCATTTCTAGAATGTCATCACGGATGTTTTGATTGCGTTTTTCAAGATTGATAATTCTAACAAATGAATTGGTCACAGCAGCGGTATAATAGGCAAACGGATTGTCACTTTTTGATTCGTCAAATTGTAGACCAATCTGGGTAAGCTGAAGTATGGCCTGCCCTTTCATCTCATCGTTGTAGGTGTAACCACGAACGTTGCCTCTAGTGGCGTACCGCTCACAGAGTTTGATAAACATACGAGCTAGGTCATTGGTCATTTGTCCATGATCCTTGGAGAACACGCCTTGATCAAGATCACCTTTCCAATGGCTTTTACCTACACAGACCAAGTTATTGTTGTCGTCGTATTTCCAATGTTGAAACGGTGGAAAGTTTACCTTGTCATGACTGTCTGCGGTGTTCTTTAGAGTTTTCTTGCGCCCTGGAGCCAGCGGGATATGTGTAAAGGTCATCACACGAAACACTAGATCCTGTTTCTGCACTTTTCGATAGTCTACTTCAAATTCTTTGGCCGGCATTTTTTTACCAGCTGCGTACACTGCTGCTTCGTGTGCAGCCTTGGCCATTTTAGATGCTCTATTTCTTTTGGCATCTGCGATAGTGCGTATGTTCAGCTTGTCCAAGGTAGTAACAATCAGATCGTATTCTTCGTACGCAGGATCGGTGAAACTACAGTAGGTATTTTTGCTTAGGTGTATTTCTCTTAATAGATCTTTGTTGGTTAGATACTTAATTTTAGGCACAATCATTAGTTAGAATTCTCCGTTATATGTTATATAATAGCACATTTTTATCATAATAAATAGTCTATATGACAAGGAAATCTGCTCAAAATGGCTCGAAAGACTTATCCTGAAACCCCGCAAGAAGAAGCTGATAGAATCAATCGTGCCAGTGGCGACCCTACTGGTATTTCTGCTGCACAAGTGGCCAACAATCGCTCAATCAATGAAAAAGCAACAGCGTTTTTTGGCGTCGGAGCATCTACTAAACCGTCCTCGGGTCCAGGCAGTAATCCTGTGGCACCTTTTTCATTGTTGACAGCAGCCATTTCAGACAGCTTTGCCCAAGCTACCAACGAAGGACAAGCTGCTCTACAAAGTGCGTCGTCAGATATGTCAAAACTCAAACTAGACGAAAAAGCTGCTGAACTGTCAGGCGGATCCAAATCAGGATTAAACCAGATGGCTGGTGATATAAAAAACTTTGGTAACAGTGCCATGGGTGGAAATGTCACAGTGAACAGTGCAGTTAGTGGAGCAGTAGATAAATTAAAATCGTATGCAGGTTCAACTAGTAACATAGCAGCAGATATCTCCGGAACACTTAATAAACTCACTGGCGGCAATCTTGCAGGCGGATTAATGAAAGCTGCCGGCAGTTTTAGTGCAGCTGCCGGCATGCTCAACAATATACTTAGTCTCAAACGTGGGGTCAACGTTCCAGCGGGAGCGCAGACATTCGTTCCGCAAGGAGAAGCCATACAACTCAATGTTGGCAATGCAGACGATTGGCGTGTGCGCATAACCTGTGAATGGGGTATTTTCAACAGTTTGTTGTTTCAGCAGCTCAAAGACACCGGCGGTGTAGTCTGGCCGTATATTCCCAGTGTCACAGTCAGCACCAAAGCAGAATACTCTACTATTCCGATCACACATGGCAATTATGCTCAGTATAGTTATAAAAACAGTGTGGTAGATGATATCACTATCAGCGGAGAATTCAGTTGCGAAACCAACGAAGAAGGCTCCTACTGGATTGCAGCAACCACCTTTTTTAAAACAGCTACGAAAATGTTTTTTGGACAAAGCTCACCAGCAGGCAATCCCCCGATCATCTGTATACTGTCGGGATATGGTGCTCGCATATTTGAAAATGTTCCTGTTGTTATAAAATCTTTTTCTGTGGATTTCAAAGATGATGTAAGTTATATTCGATGCGATCCGTTCGATAATGGCAAATATACTTGGGTTCCGACACTTAGTACTATAACTGTGGTAGTGGCTCCTGTTTACACCAGACAAGGTCTAAGACAGTTTAATCTTCAAGACTACGCTCGTGGCCAAATGGCTACTAAGAACGGCGGCGGATATATCTAATGGCCAATTATAATAAAAACAGTCCTTGGGCAGATACTAGACAAAATAATTTCTATCTTGATTTGTTAGAAATAAGACCTGTGCCTTCTGAACCAGATGATTTTCGTTATGTGATAGAAAATCAATATAGACATCGACCTGACTTGCTGGCCTATGATGTATACGGTAGTGCAAAACTATGGTGGGTGTTTGTTCAGCGGAATATGAGTGTATTGAAAGACCCCATCTATGATTTTGAACCAGGGGTAGTAATATATCTACCTAAGAAAAATAATCTGCAAAAGTTCCTAGGAGTATAAATGGTAGCAAGATTTATTCCTACAGGTCAAGAATTAACTTATAAGCCAGACGGTTCGGTAGCACTGACAGGTTCTCCGGCTATTTCAGTGCCACAAGGCACAGCAGAAAATGTATCTAATCAAGATCCCACCAGACCGTCGAATCCGTTAAGAGGTGGTTTTCCGACACAGAAATCAAACATCAAACCCACTGCTAGTTCCAGTAGGCCAGATCCAAATAAATTGGTCAAAAACCCCATGGAGGTATTTGCCAGCTCTAACATTTTGTGGACCCTGGCCTGTCTTACTCCTGCACAATTTAATGATCCTCGGTCATATAGAAATAGTCCCGGTGAGTTAACGAACATTGTGTTTTCAAGTGGCGGTAGGTTTGATGCCCAAAGACAAAAAATTTTTATAAGTCCGTCCTTGGTTACGCAAGCGCCTGAATATTATATCAACAATTTTGTAATGAAAAACATCATTGGAGCCAATGAAGCCACGGGAAATTCCAATGCAGTAAAATTTGAGTTTGACGTTATCGAGCCGCATTCTATGGGATTGTTATTACAGAGCATGCAGGCCGCTGCAATAAATGCAACTTATCTAAGTTACATGGATAATGCTCCTTTTGTATTACGCATGGACATACAGGGGTTCGATCAACTGGGTAGAATTATATCAAATATCAAACCCAAGTTTTTTGTACTAAAATTGACCGGAGTCAAATTTTCAGTTAACGAAGGCGGCAGCACATATAAAGTTGAGGCCATACCTTATAATCATCAAGGATTTTCAAGCTCGGTTAATATCTCTTACAGCGATGTTAAACTTTTTGCCAGCGGACAGGGACATGTGTTTGATATATTAGCAAGAAGTGGCGAGGGCAGTCTAGTAAATTTTTTAAATGCCATTGAAGAAAAACTTTTAAAAGATGAAGAAATAAGAGTAAAAGATGAGTATGTGATACAGTTTCCTATACTTTCTAGTGATTGGAAAAGTTCAGCAGGCAACCAAGCAGAAATAAAAAAAGCCACCGTTAATCCCAATGAAAAAGAACAGATAAAAGCAGTTCCTGCCTCTCTGATCAAGATTGATCCTCAACTATTAGATCAAAATAGCATAGCATCGGCCGGTTTTGGATTTGATCAAAATTCGGGAGGAAGACCGTTGTTCAAGCGTGCCGGTGACCAATACGATGAAAAAACCGGTGTGATGATTAGAGACGGCATGACTATTGATCCTAAAAAACGTGCTTTTCAATTTGCTCAATCTCAATCTCTAACATCAATTATAAATCAGATCATTCTAAGTTCTGAATATGCCACCGAAGCTATTGATCCAAAATATCTTACCCCACAGGGATATATCAAATGGTTCAAGTTAGATGTACAGATAGAATTATTAAAACTTGACGACCTCACAGGTGATTACGGCAAAAGAATAACTTTCAGAGTAGTTCCTTATTTTGTGCATCAAAGTTTATTTCTCCCTGCTACTTCTGCACCCATAGGATATTCAGAATTACTGAAAGATGTAGTGAAAGAATATCAGTATATCTACACCGGACAAAATGTTGATGTTCTAAGTTTTAACGTGCAAATTAACAATTTATTTTATTCAGGAGCCGTTCCCAAGAAAGAATCAGAAGCGGCCAAAACTGCGACACAGGATCAAAATCGTGGAGAAAAATTACCTTCTTCCACAAGCACCAACAAAGGACAAGCCCCTGAGGTACAGGCAGCACAAATGGGACGATCAAGACCCAAACGCGATGCAGAATTATTGAAAGGGTACAAAGGTGGTTCTGATCAAAAAAGTGTTGAACAAAATGTTGCAGAAACTTTTCAACAGAAATTCATCAGCGGCAACAGTGCTGATTTGGTTACCATAGACTTGGAAATTCTAGGGGATCCTTATTGGTTGGTAGATTCAGGAATGGCCAATCATTTTTCCTCGTCAGTTGCACCTACTGATCAAATCACTGAAGATGGCACAATGAATTATGAAAGCGGAAATGTTTATATCTATCTTACATTCAGGACACCGATTGACGTTAACACAACAACTGGCCTGTATGATTTTTCACAAATTGCCGAGGACAGTCCGTTTGGCGGTATATATCGTATTGTTCAGTGTGAAAACACATTCAGTGACGGTAATTGGAAACAAAAATTAAAATGTATAAGAATGCCTGGACCGCAAGGACCTGAAACTGTCAAAGTTGAATCAGATAATAAATCTCCAGTGGCAGCCAAGGCTGATACTCCAGCCACTAAAATAGGTCCAAAAGAACCTCCTAAAACTTCACCTATTGATAACAGTTCTGGAAATTCAAGCGTTACCGGATCAGGTCAACGGGCATCTGCAGATCCTCGACGTTTAGATGCACCGAGATCAGGGGGTGGATCAGGTCAACGGGCATCTGCAGATCCTCGTCGTTTAGATAATAAAGCAACTACAACTACAACATCAGACCAAGCACCGCGTGTGGTTGGATTTAGATATTACAGAGACCTAGGACAAAAATAATGGCAGAATTATCAAGACCATCAGTTGATGATGAAGGCAGACGTGGCGGGTTAACCACAGGCATATATGTTGCTAGGGTGATCAGCCATCTTGATCCTTCATTTATGGGATCTATAGAAGTGAATCTTTTAAAAGATCAGGCCAACACCGCGGGCGATGATAGTCAAACTTTTATTGTAAAGTATGCATCACCATTTTTTGGATACACTCCATTTGAGTTTATGGGTAAAAACGACGGTGCTAAATCTACCATCGACGGATTCAGCGACACACAAAAATCATATGGTATGTGGTTTGTACCTCCGGATGTTGGTGTCAACGTGTTGGTGCTATTTGTCAACGGTGATCCAGCTTCGGGCTATTGGTTTGCTTGTGTGCCGGGAGTAAACATCAACCACATGGTACCGGCTATTGCCGGTAGTACAGTAAACAGCCTTGATGCTGAAGATAAAAAACGATACGGAAACACCGCATTGCCTTTGCCAGTGGCAGAAGTTAACAAACGTATCAACGGTGATGTACAAGAAATTGATCCAGAAAAATATCCCAGAGTAGTTCACCCCATAGCAGACAGATTTCTTGAACAAGGTCTGCTAGAAGATGATGTGCGAGGATTCAACACAAGTTCACCTAGACGAGAAGCTCCTAGCATGGTGTTTGGTATTAGCACTCCGGGTCCGCTCGATCGCAGAGTTGGCGCTAAAAAACAAAAAATAGGCAAGGCAGATAGCCAAGCAACTGTGCCAGTAAGTAGATTAGGCGGCACTCAATTTGTCATGGATGACGGAAATGATAGGTATCATCGAGCAACATCAGCTGCTGAAGGCCCAGTAAAATACATTGATCTATTAGATCCTGCTAACCAGAAAAAAGGTGACACCGGTGCTGCAACAATTCCGGCTAGTGAATATTTCCGAGTAAGAACTAGAACTGGGCATCAGATATTGATGCACAATTCAGAAGATTTGATCTACATAGCCAACGCTCGAGGCACCGCTTGGATTGAATTAACCAGCAACGGCAAGATAGATATATTTGCCGAAGACAGCATCAGTGTGCATACACAACAAGATCTCAACATACGTGCAGCGAGAGACATAAATCTAGAAGCTGGCCGAAATATAAACATGAGAACCGAAACAGGCAAATGGCATGTAGAAATAGCCACCGACATGGAGTTTCTAATCAATGCAGATGCCAAGCTCACAGTAGGTGCTAACCTTGACATACTAGTAGGAGCCAAGACTAAGATATCTACTAAAAACGATCTTGACATAGCAAGTTCAGCAGAAACAAAGATCAGTTCCACAGCAGACATCAGCATCGGTAGCAGTGCAGAAGTCAAGATTAACGGTACTAAAATCAATCTTAACGGTCCTAATAATGCAGAAACTGCTGTTGCTGCAGACTTTGTCAAACCCTACGATCTGCGTGACAATCCGGCCACAAGTTCAGCTGCAGGCTGGGACAAAAAATATCAAGCAGGCACAGTGAAAAGCTTCATGAAGCGCATCCCTATGCACGAACCATGGGTGTTGCATGAACACCGAGCACCAGATTTACTCACTCCAGACAAAACAGATAGGAATACTTAATAATGGCTACTAGACTATACAATCAACAGACAGCAGCACAGCGTTCTGCCACAGTAACGCAGAATCAAGGACAATTTACCTACAAGGGATTTAGTTCTAGTGAAGCTAATAAGAATTTCAAACTCTATGATATTAATCTAGTCAAGCAAGATTTGATAAATCATTTCTATATTCGAAAGGGTGAAAAATTAGAAAATCCAGATTTTGGCACAGTGATCTGGGACATGCTGTTTGAACCATTCACGCCTGACGTCAAAGAAATCATCGCCAAGGATGTAGAAGCTATCATAAACTATGATCCTAGATTTGCAGTAACTGAAATTAACATAGACAGCACAGATCAAGGCATGCGTATTCAAGCAGATCTGGTGTATATTCCTTTTAATATCAATGAACGTATGACTTTGAACTTTGACAAAAACAGTAATGTAATTAACTAAGCATATTATTTTTAAGGGTAAATATTGGTATGACCACAACCAGCAGACAAAACAATCTCATACTGAATCAAGATTGGACCAGGATCTATCAGACGTTTAAAAACGCTGATTTCCGTAGCTACGACTTTGAAAATCTGCGTAGAGTTATTATCACATACCTACGAGAAAACTACCCAGAAGATTTTAATGATTATATAGAATCCTCAGAATACATGGCATTGATAGATGCTGTAGCGTTCTTAGGTCAAAGCCTAGCATTTCGTATAGATCTTGCCAGCCGTGAAAATTTTATTGAATTAGCAGAAACCAAAGAAAGTGTGCTGCGTATTGCTCGTATGCTTAGTTACAATGCCAAACGCACTGTAGCGTCAAGCGGACTGTTAAAGTTTGCAACAATATCCACTACTGATACTCTCGTAGACAGCAACGGAAAAAATTTAGCGCAACAGTTAATAACTTGGAACGACCCCACAAACGCCAACTGGTTAGAACAGTTTCTCACTGTGTTAAACAGTGCTATGGCAGACAACACAGAATTTGGCCGCAGCCAAGGTTCCGCCACGATCCAAGGAATCCCTACAGAACAATATAGATTCCGAACGGTTAGTGCAGATGTGCCTTTGTTTTCGTTTACCAAGACTGTGGCCAGCAGAGGTATGAGCTTTGAGATAGTTAGCACAGCTTTTAAAAACAGCGAAAACATCTACGAAGAGCCACCCGTGCCTGGCAACCAAATGGGATTCATCTATAGAAACGATGGATCCGGACCAGGTAGTGCTAACACAGGATTTTTTGTTCAGTTCAAACAGGGTACATTGGAGTTGGCAGATTTTACAGTAAATGTACCCACCACCAATGAAAAAATTGCTGTCGACGCAGGTAACATCAACAATGATGATGTGTGGTTGTTTTCCTTAAACTCACAAGGCGCACAACTCGAAGAGTGGACCAAAGTATCGTCTTTGGTAGGCAACAACATTGCCTATAACAGCGTCACACAAGACATACGCAACATCTATGCTATTAATACCAAAGAAGATGACAACATAGATCTTGTGTTTGCAGACGGCGTCTACGGAAATTTACCACAGGGGTCTTTTAGAGTATTTTATAGAACCAGCAATGGTTTATCGTACACCATATACCCTAATGAATTAAGGGGTATTAATATTTCTGTGTTGTACAGAAACAAAAACAATGTTGAACACACGTTGACCATCGGGTTGGCCTTGCAGAGCACTGTGGCTAATTCTGCTGCCTCTGAAGACATAGACAACATTCGTGCTAATGCACCTGCGGTCTATTACACTCAGAATAGAATGATAACTGCAGAAGATTATAATCTTGCACCGTTGTTGGGTTCACAGAATATTGTAAAAATTAAAGCAGTGAATAGAACATCTAGCGGTATCAGCAGAAATTTTGACATCATTGATGCTACTGGAAAATACAGCAGTATTAATGTATTTGGAGACGACGGATATCTTTACAAACAAGAAGATGAATCTGTACTGTCATTTAAATTTGCCAGCAGAATAGATATCATTAATTTTATTAGACGCAGTGTAGAACCGGTATTTACAGACACAGAAGTTTATAATTTTTATTTTACAAAGTTTGATAAGATATTATTCACTGATATTAACACGGTATGGCAGTCTGTTACCACTGCTACCAGCACAGGATATTTTAAAAATGTGGTAGATAATGCTCAACTCAAGGTTGCCGGGTATTCTACTAGCAACTTAAAATATGTGTTAGTTAATGCAGCAGTGAAGTTTGTTCCGCCTACCGGATTTAAATTTAAAAAAGGAAAATTAGTTGCTACCAACATCAACGATGCTGATCAAACAGATTACATATGGACAAAAATTGTCAAGATCACAGGCGATGGAACATATGTCAAAGGGCTAGGACCAATAACACTCAGCGATCTAGTGCCCACTGGCGCTGTGGCTCAACGTATAGTGCCAAGATTTGTCAGCGACTTGCCTGTGGCACTTGAAACTGAAATTGTCAATCAAGTGTTTGATAATCAAACGTTTGGACTGAGATATGAAATTACTGAATCTCAATGGAAGTTGATCACTGCCAGCAATTTAAATCTAACCAATGATTTTACTTTGGGTAAAGCTGGAGATACTACCAACACCAACATAGACAGTTCTTGGGTCATAGCCTTGGTTAAACAGCCCGACAGCTATATCGTGAGAATTAGAAAGCAGTCGTATATCTTTGGTAGCTTACAACAGAATAGATTTTATTTTGACAGCAATGAGAAACAGTATAATGATCAAGTAGGCGCAGTGGTTAAAGATCAGATTTCTGTGTTGGGAATTAATACCAGCAAGGATGGTATCACTGAGCTTAAACAAGATGTGCCCTTTGAAATCAGTGATACCATAAAGTTCGATGACGGCTTTGAAAGCACCAACGAAATTAAATTAAGTTTTAGAGATGCCGACGACGACGGAGTTGTTGACAATCCTGAATCATTTGAAAACATTGTAGGTCTAGATCAAGATTTAAATTTCTTATTTTTCCTATCCTCGAACGATGTCTACGGAACAGAAATTAAAACACTCATAGACAACTCAAATGATTTAATTTTAGTTAGACAAAAAGAAGCTGGAATAACTTTCAATGACACTGTGACATATCCTGATCAGCAGTTGATATATTTTTATGATTCTGCTGAAAACATTGTTAAACGAGTAAATCGTACCACTAACACTTTAGACATAACCAACGAATACACAGCAGTCATTGGTAGAAGAAATCTTAAATTTCAATACACTCACAACGCCAGTGTGGATAGAAGGATTGATCCTTCTACCAGCAATATCATTGACATCTATCTGCTAATTAGAAGCTACGATGAAAGTTATAGAATATATCTTGCCGGCGGCACTGATACAGAACCAGTTGCACCTACTAGTGACGCATTGAGAACAACATTTGGCACAGCACTATCATCGATTAAATCTATCAGCGATGATATAATATATCATCCTGTGAAATACAAAGTGCTGTTTGGATCTAAAGCAGATCCTAAACTACAGGCAGTGTTTAAGATTGTTAAGAATCAAAATCGTTCGATCAATGACAACGATCTCAAAGTTAGAGTAATCACTGCTATCAACATTTTCTTTGATATCAACAACTGGGACTTCGGCGACAGATTTTACATGGGCGAACTAACCACATATATTTTAAACACAGTGTCTCCAGACCTTGCTAACATAGTGATAGTGCCAAAACAATCTAATCAATCATTTGGTAGTCTTTTTGAAATACAAAGCAGATCAGATGAAATACTGATCAGCGCAGCCACAGTGGACGACATAGAAATCGTCTCTGCCATCACCGCATCCGAAATAGGTGCCAGCACCAACTCTATAGTATCAACAACTTATTAATATGGCCGATAAATTTCCTAACAGTCAACTACCAATACGCAGATCAGTAGAACTGCTACCAGTAATTTTTCAAACACCTGCCAATGATAAATTTTTATCCGCGGTAGTTGATCCCTTAATACAACCGGGGGTGTTAGACAAAGTTGTGGGTTACGTTGGACGCAGATATGGCAAGACATATAACAGCAACGATGTGTATGTTGACACAGACGGCACATTGCGCAGCAGTTATCAACTTGAACCCGGGGTGATATTTAAAAATCACGATAAAATAGAAAATTTCTACGACTATATTGATGTTAAAAATCAATTGAAATTTTTTGGAAACACCATCGAACGCGATGACAAGATAACTAGTCAAACGCATTACACCTGGAATCCTCCCATAGACTGGGACAAGTTCATCAACTATCGAGAATATTATTGGGAGCCAACTGGCCCACGAAGTATTAATATCACAGGTCAGAGTGCTAGTATTACCAGCACCTATAAGGTAGTATTAGGTACAACTAAAAATTCATTTGTATTCACTCCAGATGCATATACCAATAATCCTACATTGACTCTTTATCGAGGTCAGACCTACAACTTTAGAGTCAATGCCCCTGCTGAAGGATTCGCAATACGCACTAATTTTGACACAGGCAGTTTACTTTTTCAGCCTAACAGAAGCTATGCACAAGGTAGTCTTGTGGTCTATGATTCAAAACTATGGCGAGCCATTAGAGATGTTACCAGCTTTGATGCCAGCTCAATTACTATAGACAGCCAAGATTGGCAGTATGTAGAATCTGCCAGTGAAGGTTCTGCATTAGACTACGACAACGGAATCACCAACAATGGTGTTGAAAACGGCACCTTGACATTTGTAGTACCATATGATGCTCCTGACACACTGTATTATCAAAGTAAAATAACTCCGGATGCATTTGGTAGGTTTGTCATTGCAGACATAGAAGAAAACACATTTGTTAATGTAGACATTGAGATCATTGGTAAAACCACATATACCAGCGGCAACGGCATCGCATTCAGCAACGGTATGATTGTTGAATTCTCTGGCAACATATTACCTGCTATCTATGCCAAAGACACATGGTTGGTAGAGGGAGTAGGCACAGCCATAACCTTGACTAGATTCAGTGATCTTGTAGTGCCGGTACTCAGCACAGAAGTTCCTGAAGTATTGTTTGACAACGAGGGGTTCGATACACAGCCTTTTGATGATGCCACAGAGTATGCCGCATTCAAAGACTATATTACCATTGCTAGAGACAGCGCAGATAATAATCCTTGGAGTAGATACAATCGTTGGTTCCACAGGTCTGTCTTAGAAAAATCATATCAATTAAGAGGTCAAGATTTTCCAGCCAACGAAACTACCAGAGCCAAACGTCCAATTATAGAATTCCGTGCAGGGCTACAGCTATTCAATCACGGATCTACAGCTAAACAGACTGTGGACTATATCGATACTGCAACTACTGATGTGTTTTCTATTATCGAAGGTACCAAGGGCTACAACATAGACGGAGAATTCTTGTTTGACGGTGCAAGAGTATTAGTAGTAGCAGACAAAGACAAATTAGTTAATAATAAAATTTACACAGTTGAATTTATTACGCATAATGGAGTTTCTCAAATTCATCTAAGAGAAAGTGATGATACTGAATCGATACTAGGACAAGGTGTGACTGTAAGACGCGGTGTAGTAAACAAAGGTCTAATGTTCCACTTCAACGGAACTAGCTGGGTATCTAGTCAACCCAAGACTGCTGTAAACCAAGCGCCGATGTTCGATGTCTATGATTCTAATGAAATTAGTTTTGGCGACCCTACCACCTATGCAGATACAGAATTCACGGGTTCGACTATATTAAGCTATAAGCCAGGTACTGCTAGAATCGACAAAGAACTAGGGTTCAAGATCAGTTATCTCAATATAGATAACATCGGTGACATAGAATTTAATTGGAACTGGGACACTGAAACATTCCGCTACTCTGTTAACAAGTCTCCAGTGCTGAAAAAAATATCTACAGGTTTTTATAGATTTGGATCTGATGGATATGCCAACGGATGGCAGCAACTGAATTCCAAATATATACAACCTATAATAGATGATCAAGTGGTAGAAATTGCCACAGACACGTTGATTTTTAACACAGTAAGATGGGAGAGTCTAACCGCCGACCCTAACATAAATTTCTATCTCAACGGTTCAAGATATACCGGCACCTGGACAAGAGATCGTGGCACCTTTGTGTTTAATACACCGTTCGAGATAAACGATGTTGTAGTAATAAAACTTATTACAGATATCGATCCCGATCAGGGCTACTATGAAATGCCAGTTGGTCTAGAAAAAAATCCGTTTAATACCCCTATTGACTCGTTTACTCTAGGGCAGGCTGTGGCCCATATTTCCAGTGCAGTAGAGTGGGACAGCGAATACACAGGAAAATTACCAGGATCCAGCAATCTAAGAGATCTTGAAGATTACAGACTGTTAGCCGGAAGATTTTTAAAACACAGCGGCAACGCACCGTTGGCTATAATGTCGTTATGTGACAAGACTCATAACATTATAAAATCTATTTCCTATGCTAAAAAAGAATATACAGATTTTAAAAACAATTTTCTACAAAGAGCCATTGAAATTGACTTCAATGATGACGTAGTTAATTTCGTTGATGATATTATTAATAGTCTTACCGCAGTAAAAACAGCTAAAGATGCATTTGCTGATTCAGATATGATAGGTGCAGGTGCGTATACTGCATTGCAGACAGTTGTTGAAGATCCAGGGATCTCGGTATTTTCGTTAACAGAACCGTTTGATCTAAAAACACCAAGCACTCGAGCTGTGTATGTTTACAAAAACAGTACGCAATTGTTAAACACTCAAGACTATGAGTTTGATTCTACATTCAGTTTTGTAAAACTCAAAGCTTCGTTAGCAGAAGGTGATACAATTGAAATAAGGGAATATCTCAGTACAGCTACTAACCATATTCCTCCAACTCCTACAGCTATGGGATTGTATAAAAAATACACTCCGACGAAATTTCTTGATGACACATATCAAGAACCTAGATATGTGATACAAGGGCACGATGGCAGTATCACTGCGGCCTATAATGATTTCAGAGATGATCTCTTACTCGAACTTGAATTACGAATCTATAATAATATCAAGCAAGAATACGATTCTGCAGTTTTTGACATAGATCAAATATTAGCAGGATATTACGGCATTGGTGAATATTCCAAGTCTCAGCTAGATAGTATTGTAGTGCAGGATTTTCTAAAGTGGATTCAAAATACCAACATTAATTATACCTTAAATGAATATTTTGACAGTGAAAATTCATTTACCTACACCTATTCAAATATGTCAGACCCTACCAAGACCAAGAATATCCCTGGTTGGTGGAGAGGAGTGTACCAACATTTCTATGACACTGATAGACCACATCGTTGTCCTTGGGAAATGTTGGGATTTAGTCAACAACCTACTTGGTGGCAAGCGGAATACGGATCAGCACCGTATACAAGTAATAATTTGATATTATGGGAAGATCTCGAAGCCGGGATAATTCGTCAAGGCATCCGAGCCGGCAGACATGACAGATATAAACGTCCAGGACTTGTTAGACACATACCAGTAGATGCAGACGGAAAACTATTGAGTCCGTTAGACTCAAATCTAGCACAGGATTTTTCGTTGATCAACAATCGCGGACCGTTCGTATTAGGAGACGTGAGTCCGGTAGAATACGCATGGAGATCTAGTTCTGAATGGCCCTACGCAATAGTTGCTGCTATGTGTTTGATGAAACCATTTGAATATATTCCTGATAATTTTGATAGATCAAGAATCGTAAAAAACAAGTTAGATCAGTATGTAAATTCAACAACAGGTCTCTTTATAACAATTGCCGACATTGCTCCGTATGTAACAGACTCTGTTACTGTGGGCTTGGTAAAATATTTGACCAGTTATACAAAATCTCAAGGACTGTCTTCAGACAGTTTACAGACTAAAATAGAAAAATTAGATGTGGCTCTTAGTTTTAGGATGAGTGGTTTTGTTGATCAACAACAACAGAAATATCTATTAGATTCTAAAAATCCGTCAGCTACTACTTCTGGAATTTTTATTCCTTCAGAAAATTATGATATTATATTCAACGTTAGCAGTCCTGTAACTACGGTAAGCTATAGTGGAGTGAGACTAGAAAAAACTGCAAGTGGCTGGATAGTCGCGGGGTATGATGATATTCATCCCTACTTCAATTATCATCTAGCGCAGGCCAGCAGTAAAGATCCTATAATTTCTGTAGGCGGAGTTAGCGAATCGTTTACAGACTGGATTCAAGATAAAACCTATAATAACGGTGCATTGGTAAGATACCAAAGTAATTTTTACCGAGCATTAAAAACACATCTCAGCACCGGAGATTTTGATCGTAGTCAATGGCAGAAACTAGGTGATGTGCCTAAAATAGGTGCAATAGAAGCTCAGCGTAGACGTGTGTTTAATACATTGTCGGTGAGACAGATCAGTTATGGAACACGGTTAAACTCTATACAAGAAGTAGTGGATCTATTATTAGGTTACGAAAGCTATTTGAAAACACAGGGAATCATCTTTGATAATTATGATCCTCTAAACGCTACCAGTCAGGATTGGCTCAGTGCTGCCAAAGAGTTCATGTTCTGGACCAAACACAATTGGGAATCAGGTGCTATTATTACCCTAAGCCCTTCTGCACAAAAATTAGAGATTTCAATACCGATAGGCACCCCAGACAATTTATTAGACGGATTCTATGACTATCAGATACTCAAAGGAGACGGAACTCCGTTAGCTCCAAGATTTTTAAATGTTAATAGAGGTTTTCAAAATCTCAAGATAGAAACCACAAATACCACTGACGGTATCTATTATGCAAGACTGCATTATGTAATAAAAGAACACGTTACTGTATTTGATAACCGCACAGTATTCAATGATATTATCTATGACAAGCCTACCGGATATCGTCAAGGTCGTATCAAAATGCAGGCCTTCCGTACCGTGGACTGGGACGGCGACTATACCAGTCCGGGATTCTTGTTTGACAATGTTGATATACAGACCTGGAAACCTTTCAACGATTACAAACTAGGAGATATCGTATCTTACAAATCTTATGATTGGACTAGTTTAAGAAACCAATTAGGCACAGAAACGTTCAATGATGCTAACTGGTCAAAACTAGATTCGAAACCAGTCAAACAGTTGGTATCAAATTTTGATTATAAGATAAAACAATTCAGCGATTATTTTGAAACTTCGTCTCAGGGACTAGATCAAAGCCAACGAGAATTAGCCAGACATGCTATAGGTTACCAACAACGAGACTATCTACAAAATCTTGCAGAAGATTCTGTGAGTCAATACCAACTGTATCAAGGATTTATCAGGGAAAAAGGCACCGCAAACAGTGTGACCAAAATCTTTAACAAGCTCAGCAGATCGGGGTCCGACAGTATTGTGCTCAATGAAGAATGGGCCTTTAGACTAGGACAGGTTGGTGGAGTTGATCAATTTTCAGAAATTGAAATCCAACTAGAAAAGAATAAATTCAAATTAGATCCACAGCCACATTTGGTAACCGGCAGCGAAACGCCTAATGCATTGGATCAATATTATAGATTCACATCCAATGATTTCACCATTTCTCCAATTCCCTATACTGTAGATATTTTACCTACCGCAGTGGATCTAGAACCAGAATTAACTGCCGGTTATGTTAGTTCAGGACAATATCAACATGTGATCGGCACAATGGATCAACTGACCACGCTGGATATAACCACAGTTGACGAAAATGATCACATCTGGGTAACATTCGATCAAGACAGCTGGCAGATACTGCGAGTTAACGAATCCCCACTGTTATATGTTATTGAAGCAGTGCGTATAGACGATACCGTAGTCACTCTAACACTGAACAGACCACATTCGTTGGTAGTTGATGATTATGTAGGATTCCGTGAGATCATTAACCTTAGCGGATTTTTTAAAGTTAGTGCAGTAACCAACACTACTATAACAGTTGTAGTCAGTGCAGACATCAGCGACCCCGAGTTAGACGCCAGTACCACAGTTAACATTCAGTTGTTAACTACAGCAAGATTCGCTGACTATGCAGCAGTTGATCAACATCCAGCAGCACTATTGAAAAATAAATCGTTGGTATTTGTAGACAACAACGGCAGCGATCAATGGGAAGTGGTGCAGAAAAATAAATTATATACTTCAAAATCTATAGCAGATTTTGGTACCTCCGCTCCGCTGCTCACAGGCTCTAAAGTTGTTTACGATAATGTTAATAAACACGTGATCAGCAGCATGCCTGGTGCAGGATTTGTAAATGTCTATGTAGAAACAGATACTGGACTTTCATTGAAACAGATCATAGCACCACCTATTGGATTCTACGACATTGCTCTAGGATCGTTTGGTGAAAAAATGGCGGTGAGCCCAGACGGCAAATATCTAGTGATAGGTGCACCTACAGCTAGCGGTGTAGTGAATAGATTCATGGGCGAATGGCAGACTGAAGTAGCCTATGAACAAAATGACGTTGTACTTTACGGCGGTAGACTTTATAGAGCATTAAATGCCAATGGAAATTTTGTAGGACTAGGAGATGGCAGTACTCAGATAGCTATCAACTCCGACGACTGGGTTCCGCATACTACAGTTATTCCTGCCGAAACATCAGCACGTAATCCCGGTTATTATCAGCAAGGTATGGTTGCGGTATATGAATTTGTCAGCGGCAGATATATAAACACCACAGCATTTGTGAGTCCTCGTCCTACGGATAACGAAAAATTTGGATCAGAAATTACCATTGGGGTGAACGGAACTGAATATTATCTAGCAGTATCTGCCATAGGTTCATACAACAACACAGGTAGAGTATATCTTATCAAGTATACTGGAACTG